ATGGCGCGGTTCATCTGTGGTGCGGATCGCCACCAAGTCACGCTGTTGCCGAACCGGTTGGACGACTATGTGTCCGAAGACAATCCGGTGCGCGTCGTCGACCTGTTCGTAGACGAGCTCGATCTCACGGCCCTGGGCTTTGCGAGCATGATGCCGGCCGCGACCGGACGGCCCGGGTACCATCCCGCGACGCTGCTGAAGCTCTATCTCTACGGTTACCTCAACCAAGTCACCTCCAGCCGCCGTCTGGAGCGTGCGGCCGGTCGCAACGTCGAGCTGATGTGGCTGATCGGCCGCCTCGCCCCCGACTTCAAGACCATCGCCGACTTCCGGCGCGATAATGGTCCTGCGATCCAGGCCGCCAGCCGCCAGTTCGTGCTGCTGTGCCGACAACTCGGCCTCCCGGCCGGTGGTGACGTGGCTCTCGACGGCAGCCGCTTCAAAGCGGTGAACACGCGCGATCGCAACTTCACCCCGGCAGCGATCCGGCACCGCATCAAGCAGGTCGAGGCCAGCATCGCGCGCTATCTCGCCGCCCTCGACACCGCCGATCGCCAGGAGGACGAGGTCGCCCACGTGCGCAAGGTGCGCATCGCGGAGCGTCTGGACGCCCTGCGGACGCGGATGCGCGAACTGCAGGCGATGGAGACGCTCGTCGAAGCCGCCCCCGACCGGAAGATCTCGCTGACCGATCCGGACGCGCGGGCGATGGCCACGCGCGGTAAGGGGACGGGGATGGTCGGCTACAACGTGCAGGCGGTCGTCGACACCGAGCATCATCTGATCGTCGCCCACGCGGTCACCAACGTCGGGCACGACCGCACCCAGCTGGTGCACATGAGCCGCCAGGGCCAGGTCGCAACCGGGCATGAAGCGCTCAGCGTGCTGGCTGACCGCGGCTACTTCTCGGGCGAGGAGATCCTGGCCTGCGATCAGGCTGGTATCGCGGTGACACTGCCCAAGCCGCTGACCTCGGGTGCCAAGGCGGAAGGGCGCTTCGGCAAACAGGACTTCGTCTACGAGGCGGAGGCGGATACCTACCGCTGTCCGGCCGGTGAGCAGCTCCCCTACCGCTACACGAATGTCGAGGGTGGGCTGACGCTACGGCGCTAGTGGACGACAGCCTGCCACGGCTGCGCGCTCAAGGCGCGCTGCACGCCAGCCAAGGAGCGGCGGGTGACGCGCAGGGAGCACGAGGCGGTCTTGGAAGCCGTGCAGCGCCGGCTCGACGCGGATCCTCACTCGATGCGCACGCGGCGGCAGACGGTCGAACACGTGTTCGGGACGCTCAAGGGCTGGATAGGGGCGACGCATTTCCGGACGCGACGGTTGAAAACGTGGCGACCGAGATGAGCCTGCAAGTCCTGGCCTATAATCTGAAGAGGGTGCTGGCGATCCTCGGACTTGAACCGCTCCTCACGACCCTCTGGGCTTGAGAGCACGCCGCACTTCGCGCGCCATCTCCGCTCCGCACCGATATACCAAAACGCGTTCTCACACAGTCTCCACTCTCAGCGGCCCTTCACAGCCCGCTGGTACGCCGTCGGGGTCAGCCAGGATGCGCATAGAGCCAGGCAATACCTATCGCGCCATTGACTTAGGATAGGCAGACGCTATTGTTCTGCCTGCGCCAGTCGACGAAGAATATGCACGGGCTGGGCGCGAGAACGGACGTGAGGCCGCTGTGGGCCCTGCCGATTCTCACGTTTGGAAAGATGCGCCTCGAGCGGGTGGTGCCATCTTACCAAGGCGCAGCATTAGCAGGGGTCACAACAGCGGCTCTGGGTGCTCAGACGCAGTGCCGTTGAAGCGGCGGGGGATCAAAGGACATCCATCATGGACCCTGCGATGCTGCAAGCTGACGCTCAGGCCTGACGTATAAACTCCCTGAGTAATCACTGCCCCCCGACATGCGGGGCATCTTTTGATGTGGTCTCTATAGGAGCGGTGGGCCTGATCAGCCGGCATGATCTGCCATTCGTTATCGATTTTGACTTCACATTTGATGGCGTTGCGACGAGACATGCGCCAGCATGGCACAGCCTTCCGAAATCAGCCAAGCCCGAATGAATGTCGCGGAACCTGCTTCTGCGTGTTGCTTCTCACGATTGGAACGATGCGCCTTATCGATAGGAGTGATTCGCAGCATGTCGCGGGCAGCTCTCGCCAGTAGGTATCAAACGCCAAATTCGGCCCCAGCGAAGACTGGTGTGCTGTCTTATCCATTCGTTAAGATCCGCAACTGCACGCTCGAGCAGATAGACCAGCAAAGTAGTGGCTGGTCGTCATTGAGAGTTGCAAGCATGCCCCCTGACAACCACGCGCTTTGGTACGACTATGAGACAGAAACAGAGGTCAAACGTCGCTTCCCGTACTGGCGGCGCACCGCGCTGATCATCGTTGTTACGCTGGCAGCCCTCCACTACCTCGTCTGACCTGCTCCGAGTGGCAAGCCGGCTCGACGATCAAGCTTCAGCGCGAACCGTCGGCAAGACCGCAGCCAGCCGCTCGGCCCCGCACTATCATGCACCCTGAGCGATTAGCCCGCTGCGAGACCTTCCTTTGGACTACTGCTGCTCGCCGCTGAAGAAGCGGTGGATCCGGTCGATCTCGGCGATATCCTGGATCGGCTCGCCATTTCTCACGATGATGCTGGACAGCCGCTCGAAGCTTGCCGCTGGTGCCGTCGCCACCCTATGGGCCGCCTCTCTCAAGGTGAGAAAAAGCCGGATCGTCGGCTCATCGTCTCCCGGCTTTTTCTGGAAGAGGGCGACCTGTTCATCGGGGCGGTAATCCTTCATCAGCTTCGTTCCCTGATGCGGGCGAACTCGCTCAACGGTTCTGCGAGGTCGATCGATGCGTATCTTCGACATGTCCGGCCGCAAGCGTCGTGAGGAAAAGCGCCGGCGCCGTGAGGCTGAAGCCAGCCAGGCTCAGACCGCATCGAGCAGCGACGGCGGCTACGACCCCGACATCTACGGGCATTCGGCCGTCAGCGACAGCAGTTCGGCCTACTCGCATTCCTGTGGCTCGACCTCGTCTCCCTATTCGGACAGCGGCTCGTCCTGCTCTGGCGGTGACGGCGGCGGTGGCGGCGGCGATTGAAGCAGCGGTATAGCCGCAGCGCCGAGGCGGATGCGTACCTGGCGCTCTACCGCCTGCCCCTGTGGCGCGTCACCCGACCCAATGCGACGGAGGCTTGTATCTCGGCAGCCGGGTGCTCGATTTGGCGTAGAGCAGACCGGTAGCTCGTCAGGTTCATACCCTGAAGGCCGTCGGTTCGATTTCGACCGCTCCAACCAATTTTAAGACAGAGCGGCCGAAGCAGCTGACTTCGGATCTGCATCACTGCGACGGCGCGGCATGTAGCCTACCAATGTCACCAAGCGGCGGAAGCTTCGATCCTTGGCTTTGATGGTCGTATCGGAGCGATCTGACCTGCAGTGGCCGGCATGCCCTTGGTCGCATTTGCAAGTGGCATCTGGCTCGGCCCATCTGGACGAACTGTCTCCGACGAGCCGACGAGGGCCGCTCCGAACACGCTCAGCAACAAGAAGCCGTAGCTGACGAACTTCGAGAGGTCCCAGCCGCGGAGTAACGCCATACCGGCGACGCCGACGGCTAAGAAGCCAACAACCTGATGCACTACCCTTCGACCCAAGATTGCGCACCCTCGAGTCGGGCACAATTGATCTGAGGCAATCTTAAGAAAACGTGGCAGCGTTGTGGCACAAACCGAAAGCTTGCTCGGCCCGCTCTGTGTGTGGTGTTGCCTCAACGAGCCGAATCAAGGGCTACCCGATCGGGCTGGGTTCGTGGGCTCGGAAGGCGATTTCGATCCCTGGTAGGATAGGAGCAGACCGCCTACCACAATCGCTAACACGACACTCACAGTCAGTACGATTAGGACCGGGAAGCCACGCTTGCCCTGCCGTACCTCCGTCGGGTTCTCTCGCGGTGTCATATGATCCTCGGGAGTGCTTCGTCACGTCGCTGCTCTCCGAGGCCAACAAGAGCAGGTCGCGGCTCGTTCCGAACGATCCGTCTTTGCATAGTCGTTCTACGCTCACGCATCTTCGGCAGGCCATTGGGACGAACGGGCGTCCCGCCCCTGATCGTCAGGGCCCCTGGGGGCGTCAAACCTATACGGGTGGTCGGGGCCCCGACAGTTTCTAGCGCCAGGGTCTGAAAACCGGGTAACGCGGTAGGTAACGGGTAACGGGTAACGCTCGACATGGCCGATCCGAAACCCGCTGCCTTCGTCAGCCAAGCCGAGTTCGCCCGCCGCCGCGGCGTCTCGAAGAAGACGGTCACCGAGTGGAAGCAGCGGGGCCTCCTCACGATGACGGAGGCGGGCCTTGTCGACGTCGAGGCCTCGGAATGGAACCTCGACCAGCGGCCGGCGACCTATCGCGGCGGGGTCGCGCACCGACCGGTGCGGGCCCTTCCGCGAGATGAGGAGCCGGCCGGGAAGCCTGCCCGCCCCACCGCCGCGCCCCGCGCGCCTGCACCGGAGCCGACGCCTGAGCGGCAGGATGATGGCGGCGCCGAGTTCGACCTTGAGAACCCGAACCTGCCGCTGGCCCAGGCCGCGCAGCGGAAGGAGAACTACCTCGGCCTGCTCCGCAAGCAGGAGCACGCGGTCAAGCAAGGCCTGCTCGTCGACCGCGCCGCCGCCGAGGCCGCGTTCTTCGACGAGGCGCGGGCCATTCGGGACGCCTGGATCGCGTGGCCGGCCCGCGTGGCGATCGAGATGGCCGATGAACTCAAGATCGACGCCCGCGAGCTGACGCAGGTGCTGAGCGACTATGTCAACAAGCACCTCGCCGAACTCGGCGAGCCCACCGACCTCGACCTATCTCGACACCAGCAGTCTTAGGCGTTCCTGGCGCCGGGGCGCGACCCCGCCGCCGAACCTCGACGTGGTGCAGTGGGCCGAGAAGTACCGGCGCCTGAGCAAGGAAAGCTCGAACGGTGGCAAGTTCATCACCGCGAAGGTCGAGGTAGCCCGCGGGCCGATGCTGTGGGCGACGGAGCCCGGTGTCAGCAAGCTCACGCTGATGGCGTGCACGCAGCTCCTGAAGACCACGGTCATTGAGAACATCACCGGCCGGTTCATCCACCTCGACCCCTGCCCGATCCTGGGCGTGCTGCCGAAGGACGACGCGGCTGAGACCTTCTCGAAGGACCGGCTGGCGCCGATGATCCGCGACACGAAGGTGCTCCTCGAACTGTTCGGCGAGGCCAAGTCGCGGGACGCCGCCGCCACCCTGACGCACAAGCAGTTCCCCGGCGGCCACATCACGCTCGTGGGCGCGAACAGCCCGACCAACCTCGCCATGCGGCCGATCCGGCTCTTGGTCTGCGACGAGATCGACAAGTACCCGCTCTCGGCCGGCGGCGAGGGCCCGCCGATCGACCTTGCCGAGGAGCGGCAGGCCGAGTTCAAGACCAACAGCCTGACCGTGCTCGCGTGCTCGCCCACCGTCGCCGGGCGTTCGGCGATCGAGGCGAGCTACGAAGAGAGCGACCAGCGCAAGGCCTTCGTCTGCTGCCCGCACTGCCCGACGTGGCAACCGCTGGAATGGGAGCAGGTCCGCTTCGACAAGGACGACGACGGCAAGATCATCGCCGCGACCGCCCGCTACGAGTGCGTCGCCTGCGAACGACCCTGGACCGAAGCGCAGCGGCTCGTGGCGCTCCGCCGGATCGAGTGGCGCCAGACCAGGCCGTTCACGTGCTGCGGAGAGAAGCAGGTGCCGGAGCAGTGGGCGCCGCTGGCACACGGGGTGCGGCGGGCGCTGTGCCGAAGCTGTGGCACCCAGGCAGTGTCGAACGAACACGCGGGCGGACAGGCGTCCAAGCTCTACGCCCCGAAGCAGACGATCAAGGAGACGGTCGCGAAGTTCGCGCGGGCGCTGCGACGGGGGCCGGAAGCGTTGCGGACCTTCTTCAACACGCAGCTCGCCCGCACGTGGAGGGAGGGCGTCGACGCTCCCGAGTGGAAGGACGTCTACGCCCGGCGCGACGACTACTATACCGGCAGCGTCCCGGCTGGCGCGCTGATCCTGTTCGCCGGTGTCGACGTGCAAAAGGACCGCCTCGAAGTCTCGGTCTGGGGCTTCGGGCGCAACCGCGAGCGCTGGCTGGTCGAGCATCGGGTGCTCACCGGCGACACCGCCCGGCCGGCGGTCTGGGCCGAACTCATGACCATGTTCGACGAGACATGGGAGCACGCCAGCGGCGCCGAGATGGCGGTGCGGGATTGGGGCATCGATTCGAGCGCCTTCACCGACGTGGTCTACAACTTCGTCCGGACCCAGGCCGGCCGCGGCAACGTCCATGCGATCGACGGCCAGGACAGCTACTCGAACATCTATCTCGGCGTCGGCAACAAGGACGCGAACCCGCGGGGAAAGAAGATCCGGCGCGGCCTCAAGACGGTCCGCATCGGCGTCTCGCTCGCCAAGCAGGAGCTGATGAGCTGTCTCGGCCTGCAGCGCCCCGCTGCCGGCGCGGCGTTCCCGGCCGGCTTCGTTCACCTCCCGCGCGACGTGTCCGAGGACGGTGTGCAGCAGCTCACCGCCGAGGAACTGGTGGTCAGCATCAGCCGGGGAAAGACCCGGCGGGAATGGGTGCCGATCGGCGGGCGCCGCAACGAGTGGCTGGACTGCGCGAACTACGCCCGCGGCCTCGCCGCTTTCCGGGGCTGGGACCGGTGGCGCGAGACGCAGTGGCGGAGCCTGGAAGACGCGCTCGGCATCCGGCGGGAATCGGTCGCCCCTGCGCTTGAGGTGGCGGCCCCGGCCGTAGTCGCCGGATCGCTGGCTGACCGGAACATGAAGCGCAGTGCCCGGCGCAGCGTAGCGCGCAAGGGACCGGCGAGGTGGTGATGGCCAACGAACAGGATCTCGCGAAGCTGCGCCGGCAACTCGTCCGATTGGACGATGCCATGGGTAGCGGCGTGCTTCGCGTCGAGCAGGCCGACGGTGGCGGCTCCACGGTGTATCGCGACTACGACGACATGCAGAAGGCGCGTCGAGATCTCGTCGGCCGCATCAGCGCCCTCGATGCGAAGCTGTCGGGCACGCCCCGCCGACGGCGCACGAACCGCATCTCCCTGAACGGTACGAGCGGGTTCTGATCCGTGGCTGGATCATTCCGGACCCGGGCGAGGGTCAAGGGTACAGGCGAGATCGTAACGCCGGTGGCCGCGGCCGACCTTGCCGGCGGCGTCGGCTCTGTCGCGGCCACGCCCTACGAGGTGGTGGGTGGCACCGGCCGCCGCTCGCGTGCGTGGCGTGTCGGATCCTGGGGCCCGAATGCCGCTCTGACTTACGCGCTGGGCGAGTTGCGGCAGAAGTCTCGCGACCTGACGCGGAAGAACGCTTTTGCCGGCGCGGCGGTCGACCGCCTCGTCGATAACATCATCGGCACCGGCATCGTCCCGCGCTCGATCGCGGCTCGCTCGGTCCAGGGCTTGAGCGAGGAGCAGGCGAAACAGGTCAAGCAGGAGGACGCGGCGTTCCGCGCCGCCCTGCAGAGCCTGTTCCTGGCTTGGACCGACGAGGCCGACGCGACCGGCGCACACGACTTCTACGGGCTGCAGGCCATCGCCGTCACCGGCATGGTCGAGGGCGGCGAGAGCTTCACCCGCCTGCGCACCCGGCTTCTGACCGACGGGCTCACCGTGCCGCTCCAGTTGCAGGTTATGGAGGGCGATCACTGCGACCACCTGAAGACGGATGGGACCAACCGCGTCCGCCAGGGCATCCAGTTCAACGCGATCGGCGCGCGGACCGGCTACTGGCTTCGCCGCGAGCATCCCGGTGAATGTTTCATCGCCTCGGGTGGGATCAATGAGACACTCGTGCCGGCCAGCGACATCTGTCACCTCTATCGAGCGCGCCGGCCCGGCCAGGATCGCGGCGAACCCTGGCTCGCGCGAGCGCTGAAGACCCTCTACGACCTCGACCAGTATTTCGACGCGGAACTGGTGCGGAAGAAGAACGCCGCCCGCCTTGTCGCCTTCGTGAAGCGCACCCTCGATGCCGAGGGCGAGGGGCTGCCCGGTGGCGGCCCGATGGGCTCCGACCCGGCCGACGACGAGGGTGTCGCGGTCGTCGATCTGGAGCCCGGCACGGTCCAGGTCCTCGCCGACGGCGAAGATGTCGAGATGTGCGAGCCCGCCGACGTCGGGACGAACTTCGAGCCCTTCGTGCGCGAGGCCAAGCGCAGCGTCGCCGCCGCGGTGGGGCTGCTCTACGAGGTGCTGAGCGGCGACTACAGCCAGATGGACGACCGCACGCTGCGTGCCGCCCTCAACGACTTCCGCCGCTCCGTCGAGCGCTGGCAGCATCACCTCGTCGTGTTCCAGTTCTGCCGGCCGATCTGGCGCCGCTGGATCGACCTCGCCCTGCTCTCCGGCGCGCTGAAGCTGCCCACCGGCATGACCCGGCAGCAGGCCTACGCGGTCGAGTGGGTGCCGCAGGCGTGGTCCTACATCCACCCGGTGCAGGACGTCGAAGGCAAGATGAAGGAGGTCCAGGCGGGCTTCTCGACGCGCACCCGCGTCGTCGCCCGGGCCGGCTACGACGTCGAGCAGGTCGATGCCGAGAACGCGGCCGACAACGCCCGGGCCGACGACCTGAAGCTTTCCTACACCTCGGACGGGCGCAAGGCCGAGAAGGCGCCGACCGCCCCCGCGCAGCCCGACGATCCGCCGAAGCTCGGCGCACCACCCACGACCTGAATCAGGAGCCGCCATGACCGTGCTGGTCAATGGGACCGAGATCGTGCTCTCCGGCACGGTCGGCGATCTCTATTGGGACGAGTGCTTCACCGCCTCGGACGTCATCCTCGCGCTGGCCCAGGTCGGGCGCGGGCAGGACGTCACCATCCGCCTCAACAGCGGCGGCGGCATCGCCACCGAAGGCGCGGCGATCCATTCCGCGATCGCGGCGCATGGCGGGCGCAAGACCATCGTCGTCGAGGGCATCGCCGCGTCGGCCGCCTCGGTCATCGCGATGGCCGGCGACGACGTGGTGATGTCGCCCGGCGCTCTGATGATGGTGCACGACCCCTCGGGCTTCACCTTCGGCACGGTCGACGATCACGAGAAGCAGATCACAGCGCTGACCGCTCTCGCGACGGCGATGGCCGGCATCTACGCCGAGAAGACTGGCAAGGGCGTCGACGAGGTCCGTGCCGATATGCGGGCCGAGATCTGGATGACCCCCGAGGAGGCGGTCTCCGGCGGCTACGCCGACCGGGTGCTGACCCGCGCCTCTGTCGCCGATCCCGAGCCGCAGCCGACGGCCTTCGACTACCGCCTTTTCGAACATCCGCCGGAGCGCTTGGTCGCCCTGTCGGATCGGCGTGCGTGGACGAACCGCGCCCGCTCCACCGCGGCGGCGCCCGTCGCCTCATCCCGCCAGCAGGAGAAACCCATGGCGAACGACAAGGCGGGCAGTGAGCCCGCACCCGTTACCTTTACCCAGGCGCAGCTCGACGACGCCGTCAGCCGAGCGACCGCGACCAGCGTCTCGCGCTCCGACGCCTCCGCCATTGCCAAGGCCTGTGTCGACGGCGGCGTGCCCGCCATGACCGCCAGCCTGCTGGCCGAGGGCGTCAGCCTCGCCGAGGCCAAGACCCGCATCGGCGCTGCCGGCGAGGTCAAGAACCTCGTCGCCCTGGCGCGGCGCAAGGATCCGAACATCCCCGAAGACCTCGCGGATACCATGCTCGCCGAGGGCAAGACCGTGGAGCAGGCGCGCTCCGCGCTCTTCGACAGGCTCGTGGCGGCCGAGGAGAAGACCTCGATCTCCAGCCACGTTTCGACGGACGGAAGCGACGACCCGTCGGCCCGCATCGTCGGCAACTATCGAGCCGCCACCGGCGCCAAGCCGAAGGCTGTCTGATCGCACATCCCTCGAAGAACAGGAGGCCGCCATGGCCGTGACCAACATCCCCTACGCTGGGGCCGGCCTGGCCGGCTTCGAGAGCAACGACGGCTTCGCCCAGGTCGAGCTGTTCAACTCCGCCATCCCGCACCCGGTGACGGAGGACTTCCCGGTCGGCGAGAGCACGAACCTGCTAGCCTTCTCGGTGGTCGGCCTCAGCGCCGACGGCAACCTCGTCCTGGCGCAGACCAGCGGGGCCGCTGTCACGCCGATCGGGGTGACCACGGTGCCCGTCGCCACCGGCGCGGGGCAGACCGATCGCATCGCGATCTATCGCGCCGGCAACTTCAACCCGGTCGCACTGACTTGGCACGCCGACTTCAACACCGACGCCAAGAAGGCAGCGGCGTTCCGCGGCGCGCCGGCACCCACCAACATCGTCATCCGCAAGCGTCTCTGACGCCAGGGCAAGGAAAGGACCGACGTCATGGCGTTCGAGCGCTACGAACTCTGGAACACCCACACGCTGCTCGGCGTGTACCGCGAGACCGACAGCCCGACCAACTACTGGCTGGACCTGCTCTTCCCCAATGAGATCTCCTCGACGGACGAGTACATCGACTTCGAGAAGATCCCTCGCGCCGGGCGGAAGCTCGCCCCCTTCGTGGCGCCGCTCGCGCAGGGCCGCCCGATCTACGAGGAGGGCGGGCGCGTGGCCCGGTTCCGACCGGCCTACGTGAAGCCCTCGGACCCGGTGACGCCTTCCCGGGCGCTGACGCGCCGTCCCGGTGCGCTGCTCGCCCCGCAGGACATCACGCCCGAGGCGCGCTACGACGCGATCAAGGCCGATATCCTCGCCTATCACCGCACCGCGATCGAGCGGCGGTGGGAATGGCTCGCCGCCAAGGCCGTCATCGACGGGGCGGTGACCATCGATGGTGACGACTACCCTGCCGTCAGCATCAACTTCGGCCGTGCCGCCGGGCACACCGTTGTCCTCGGCGCCGGTGCGCGCTGGGGCGATCCCGGTGTGTCGGTGCTCGACACCGTCCAGGGCTGGATGGACCAGATGCATGCGGCTGAGTTCGGTGGTGCTCCGAACCGGATCACGCTCGGCACGGCGGCCTGGGCGGCGGCCCGAAAGGACGAGGCACTCCTGAAGGAGATGGACACGACGCGCCGCGGCAACGACGTGGACATCCGCACGGGTCTCTATGGCACGGGCGAGGCCCGCTACGTCGGCACGCTCGGTGCCGGGCTCGAAGTCTGGGTCTACAACGACTACTACAGCCTCGGCGGCACGGTGACCCCGTTCATGTCGCCGAAGGACATCGTCCTCACCGGTCCGAACGTCCAGGGCTACCGCTGCTTCGGCGCCATCGTCGACGTCTATGCACAGTTCCAGGCGCTGCCGATCTTCCCGCGCAACTACATCATTCCCGGCGATGTCGCGATCGAGCAGATCGTGACGCAGTCCGCGCCGTTGATGGTGCCGGTCAACCCCAACGCTACCCTGAAGGCGACTGTCGTCGCCTGACGCCCCCCTGATACCGAGAGGAGAGAGCACGATGGCCCAGGCCTTCGCGATCGCGAGCCTTCATGTCCGCCGCGCCGCGCCCGAGGTGCGGGACGGCAAGGTGGTGACGTCCGGCAAGATCGAGGTCGTGCCTGCCGGCGCGATCACCGACCTGTCCGACGAGGACTTCAAGACCTTCGAGGCAGCTGGCGCGGTGCGCCGACCGACCAAGATGGACCGGGCGATGGCCGAGGGCGACGATGCGCCCGAGGCAGTCGAAACCGCGGTCGGTCGCTCGGCGCCCGTAAAGCCGGGGCGATGACTGCCTTCGCGATGGCGCTCGACGCCACGTTCGAGGATCCGAACCACGGCGAAGACGCCATCTGGCGTTCGGGCGGCACCGGTCCCGGTCTGCCCGTTCGCATCCTGCGCCTGTCGCCCGAGGCCATCATCGGCATGGGCGATCAGCGCTACGACCTCGAGGCCATGCTGATCTCGGTGCGCCTGTCCGAGGTGTCGGCGCCGACAGTCGGCGATCAGGTCGATATACTCGACGAGATGGGCGAGGTCGCCGAGACCGTCGAGGTGACGAGCCTGGCCCGCATCGACATGCGCCGGCTGGTGCGCACCTGCGGGGTGTCGCCACTCGCGCCCGATGATCCGGACGACGAGCCGTGGGGTTCAAGGCGACCGCCACCGATCCGCGGGCGGCGCTGAAGGGCACCGAGCAGCAGATCGCCCGCTCGGTCACCGCCGGCATGCGCGCGATCACCGACGGCCTGAAGGAGGATCTGCGCAGCGACGTGCGCGAGTCCGGACTCGGCCAACGCCTCGCCAACACCTGGCGCGGCCAGACCTTCCCACGAACGGGCGAGAGCACCGAGGCTGCGGCCTACGTCTCCAGCAACGCCCCGAAGCTCATCGACGCCTTCGACCGCGGCGTCACCATCACCGCCCGCAACCGCCGCTTCCTGGCGATCCCGACGCCCGAAGCGGGCGTGCGACAGGTCTCGAAGCGCCGGTCCAAGGGCTCGACGGGCAACACGCTGACACCCGCCGCCTGGGAGCGCGAGACCGGCGTGAAGCTGCGCTTCGTCCCGAGCAAGAACGGCGGTGGGGTGCTCGTGGCGGACGCGTTCTATCGGCGGCAGCCGAGGCGCTACCAGTGGCGCAAGTCCTTCCGCCCGATCAGGGAGGCCGGTCCCGACAAGGGCCGGTCCTTCGTCGTGATCTTCGTGCTGGTCCGGCAGGTGAAGCTCCGGAAGCGGCTCGACATCGAGGCGACCGCCAAGCGCTGGGCCGATCGCGTGCCGGGCGCCATCGCGGCGCATTGGGAGGCCTGATGCCGAGCAAGCGCGAGCAGGTGATCCAGGCGGTAGTCGATCTCGTGAAGGGAGCGCTGCCGAAGGCGACGCACTACCGCAACGAGGAGAAGCCGCAGACCATCCCGGCCGGCGGCTCCGTCATCATCGAGGACGGCGACCCGGGCGAACCCGAGGTGACGCTGAACCCTACGACGTGGATCTACGAGCACCAGATCCCGGTCGATGTCGCCGCGAACAAGAGCCGGACGCAGACCGCCGAGGCCCGCCTGGACGCGATGATGCAGGCGATCGGCGCGGCGGTCGCGGCCGACCGCACGCTCGGCGGCCTGTGCGATTACCTGATGGTCAACGCCGCCCAGACCGAGGGCCTGACCTCCGAGGGCGCGCCGACGTCCCGCTACGGGCTCATCACCATCGTGGCCGTCTACGGCACGACCGATCCCCTGAACTGAACCACCCCGCCATAGGAGAGACCCATGGGACGCGCGCGCGGCTCGAACGCCATCATGGCGGCTGCCTTCGAGGCCACCTACGGAACCCGGCCGAGCACCGGCTACATGAAGCTGCCGTTCGTGCAGTCGAACCTCGGCGAGGAGCAGGGCCTGATCCCCTCCGACCTCCTCGGCTACGGCCGCGAGGCGCTGCCGCCCTCGCGCGACGTCATCAACAACGACGGCGACGTGGTCGTGCCGATCGACCTGCGCAACTTCGGCCAGTGGCTGAAGCTCTACATGGGCGCGCCCGCGACCGCGACCGTGACTGGCGCGCAGGAGCACGTGTTCTCCTCGGGCGCGGTCAACCTCCCGTCCATGACGGTCGAGGTCGGCCTGCCGGAGGTGCCGAGCTACGGCAAGAATTTCGGCGTCCGCGGCAACACGATGCGCGTGCAGATGCAGCGCTCGGGCCTGCTCACCGCCACCCTCGGCCTGATCGCGCAGGGCGAGGTGAAGGAAGCCACGTCCGGCGCCGGCACGCCCACCGAGGCCGAGATCGAGCGCTTCTCGCCGTTCCAGGGAGCGATCACCCGCGCGGGCGCGGCGCTGGCCTCGGTCACCGCAGCCGACTTCACCTACTCGAACCAGTTGGAGAAGGTGGAGACGATCCGCGCCGATGGCCGGATCGAGGACGCCGACCCCGGCATGGTGATGATGTCGGGTTCGATCACCACCCGGTTCGCGAACACGACGCTGCTGGATCAGGCGACCTCGGGCGCGCCGGTCGAACTCACCTTCGGCTGGGTCACCGACGCGACGCGCTCGCTCGTGTTTCGGGTGCCGGCCGTCTACCTGCCGCGCGCCAAGACCCCGGTGACGGGCCCGAACGGCGTCCAGGCCACGTTCCAATGGCAGGCGGCCAAGGACACGGTGACCGGCAAGACCGTCATCGTCACCCTGCGCAACAACGTCACCAGCTACTAAGGATCCTCGACCGATGCTGAAGCTCTCCGCGAACCCGCAGGAGCCGTTCTGGCTCGACCTGATCCCCGGTGTGCGCATCCGGGTTCGTCCCATCACGGTTGCGTCCATGCTTGTCGCCCGCGAGGTGGTCAGCAGGGTCTACCGCGACGAAGATCAGACCGATGTCACCACTCGCGCCGGCATGGCGCTGGTGCACGAATTGGCCCGCCGCGGCATTGCCGAGTGGGAGGGCGTCGGCACCGCCGAGGGCGAGCCCGCGCCGGTCACGGTCGAGAACATCGACGCGCTGCTCGAACACTGGCCGGCCTACGACGCGCTCGATGCGCTTTACGTCGGTCCGGCGCTGCGGCGGGCCGAGGAAAAAAACGGATCATCGAACTCGTCCGGTGGCACTTCACCGGAGGAGCCGAATACTGCGACGCCTGCGGCGTAGCCTGCCCCGAATGCCCATACGCCGTTCATGCGGCTGAGACCGACGAGGGCGTCGTCGCCTGGGAAGTGATCCGCCGGTGCGGCGGACAGGTGCGGGCCGCCCTCGGCGGTCCCTACGCGCTCGACTACGGGGCGATCCTCATGATGGCGGACGCGATGGGTGCCGGCACAGCGCTACTCGCCGATGTGCTGCCGTCGGTCGAGCCGGTGATCGTGAAGGCTTACCGGGAGAGCGCTGACGATGGCGAATAACATCGCGATCCGCCTCGGCGTCGAGGGTGGTCCCGAGCTGAAGCGCGTCTTCGACGACGCTGGCAGCGCCGGGCAGGCGGCCTTTCAGAAGGTGGGCGCCGCCGCCGATCAGGCTGCGGCCGCCACCGACCGGCAGACGGCGAAGTATCAGCGCCTCGCCCAGGCCGCGCGCGAGGCGGAGGCTCAGGCGCGGGCACAGACCAACGTCAACACCCTGCTCGGCGTCGGCACGAGCACAGCGGGCTCGGCGCGCGATTCCGCGTCGGTGTTCGAGGCTGAGCTCGCCCGGCAGGACCAGATCCGCGCCGCGCGGCAGGAGCAGGCGGCGCGGACCTCGCAGGCCAACATCAACACGCTGCTCGGCGTCCGCGATGCACAGGTCGGTGCGGCCCGCGCATCGGCCTCCGCTTTCGAGGAGGCCTATCGCGCCGAGACCGATGCGTTGCGGCGCACTGCCGAGGCCCGCACCACGATCGTCCGCAACACGGTGTCGGGCTGGCGTGATCTCGGCACGGCCGGGGCGGCGACGCTCGCCAACATCGAGGCCGGCCGTCGCCTGGGCTCACTCGGCAACGTGCCGGAGGCGGCCAACCAGAACGTCGCGCGCCGTCTCCGGTCCGACGAGGTCACGAACCTGATGTACCAGGGTGGCGATGTCGCCGCTCAGCTCGGGTCGGGTTCGCCGCTCGGCATGATCGCCATGCAGCAGGGCCCGCAGATCGCGCAGATCTTCGCGGGTCCGGGCGGCGCTTCCGTGAAGGGGGCGCTCGGGCAGGCTGGCGAAGCCGCTGCCGGGTTCGCAGCCCGCATCGGAGTGGTGGGCGCAGGCATCGGCGGTCTCGTCGCCGCGACCGGTCTCGGCATCGCCGCGCTGATCTCGTACCGGAACAGCCAGTCCGAGGTCGAGAAAACACTGGCTGGCGTCGGTCGCGCATCGGGAACGACGCTCGCCCAGATCAATGCCCTGGCCGAAGGGCAGGCGGGCAGCATGAGCCGTCGGTCTGCGCGCGAGATCGCGGCGACCTATGCCGGCACCGGCCGGATCGATGCCAGCCTCCTCCCCGGCGCGGTCAGCGCGACGCCCGACTTCGCCAAGTTCCTCGGCGTGGATCGATCGGACGGTGCGACCGAACTAGCCGGTGCGCTCGGTGACGTCTCGCGCGGTGCGACCGATCTCGCGCAGCGCTATGGCCTACTCACCGATGCCCAGGCCGAGAGCATCCGCCGGATGGACGCGCAGGGCGACCGGCTCGGCGCGCAGCGGCGTCTCCTCGACACGGTCCGCGACAGCACCCGCGGGCTGGCGGAGGCGACGACCGGGTGGGGCCGGGCCACGGAATGGCTCAGCAACCGGTGGGACGACCTCGGTCGCGTCGTCGATCGCGCCGTCACCGGCGGCGACCTTGACACCCGCCTGAAGACGGCGCGGGACGCTTTGGCCGAGGCTCTGGGCGAGGCCGAGGGGGCCAATTCCTACTATCGCCAAGCCATCCTTGATCCGCGCATAGCCGCGTTCGAGCAGCAGGTCGCCGAACTGGAGAAGCGGGTTGGCGCGCGCGATGCGGTGTCCGAACAGGTCCAGCGCGCCCGTCGCTCGACGGAGGTGGGCAGCCTTATCCGCTCTCTGGATCCGGACCGTGCCGAGCTGAAAAAGCTCACCGATGAAGGCATGCTGCTGCGCCGGGCGATCTCGGACCCGATCCGGTTCGGACTGAGCACAGAGCAGGTCGAGGCCGCGAAGCGTGCCTTCGGCGATCTCAGCACGATCGTGAAGAACCTCGTCACGGACATCGACCAGTTCGGGAGCCGCGCCGTCGCCGCGCTCAACCGGACCGCCGACTTCAACGCGCGCAATGTCGGCGCGACGGCTTTCGGGCGGTCGGCGGCCCAGATCAACAAGGAATTTGACGACAAGCTGCGGGATGCGCCGGAGCGTGAGCGCGCCGGTATCGAGGACGCGCGGCGGAAGGAACTCGACACCCTGAACCGGACGCAGTCGCTGGAGATGGTTCAGCGCGGCGGCGCGTTCTCGCGAGCATCGACCGACCTGCAAGCCCAGATCCTCGCGGCTTCGCAGCGCTTCCCGACCGTCGATCCGGCTATTCTGGCAGGCCTGCTGGAGAAGGAGGGCGGGTTCTACAACACCGGGCCGACGCGCGTGCTGCGCAACGGCCGGCCGGCAACGACGGCCTGGGGGCGTGGCCAGATCACGGATGCCGCGGAGAAGGACATCCGGGGCATCCCCGGCATGGAGGACTTCGACAAGTACAACGTCGACACGCAGGTGATGGGCGCGGCGGCCTACCTCAGCCTGCGCCAGCGCTGGGCCGGCGGCGACATGATCAAGGCCCTCGACGGCTACGGCACCGGCCCTGGCTACGGCCTAAACGTCATGCGCCGGGCCGGCCAGCTCGGCGACGCCTCGTCGATCGGCGTGGCTCGGGATCTCGACGCCCAGGCGCAGGCGGCGGAGCGCAGCCAGGATGCGCTTCGCCGCAACACCGAACTCTACGGCCGGAACGGCTTGGCGCTCGAGGCCTCGACCCGCGCGGCTGACCTCTATCGCGACATGCTCGCCCGCGGCGTCCCGCCGAGCGAGGCGCTGCGCAAGAGCCTGGAAGGCTACGCCATTTCGGCGGAGCAGGCGTCGCGCGCGGCCCGCCTCGTGCAGTTCGCCCGCGACGACGAGTTCGCCCGCGAGCAGTTGGGGCGCGACCGCATCGATCAGCAGTCCTACGCCATGGCCCGCGCCCGGTTCGGCGACACGACCTCCGCCGAGGCCCGCGCTGCCATCATCCGGACCCGCGACACGCTGGAGATGTCCGAGACCAAGGGCATCCTGATGGACGGGGCCACGTCCATCGTGTCGGAGTTCCGGCGAACAGGGGATGCAGCTTCCGCCCTGTCGAACGCTTTCGGCAACGCGGCCGACCGGCTGCTGTCGAAGGCTCTCGACACCGCGATCTCCGGGGGGTTCAACGCGCTCCTCGGCGGCGCGGGTGGCAGTGGCGGGTCAGCCGCCGGCGTGCTCGATTTCTTCAAGTCCGGCTCCGACTTCCTGAAGTTCGACGGGGGCGGCTACACGGGCCCAGGCGAGCGCTACGACGTGGCCGGCATCGTCCATCGCGGCGAGGTCGTCTACTCGGCGGCCGACGTCGCCCGCCACGGCGGCGTTGCCGCGGTGGAAGCCTTCCGCAGGAGCGGCGGACTGCGCGGCTACGCCGACGGCGGCATAGTCGGCCGCGAGGCCTTCACGATGCCGAACGCCGCCATGATGCAGGCTGCCAACGGCAACGCCGCGCCCGGCTTCGGGAACGTCACCATCAACATGCAGGGCGCCACAGGCGACCCGGCGACGGATCAGGCGCACATCGACGCGACCATGAAGGCCCTCCGCGCGGAGATGCATTCGGTGGCCAGCGCCACACTCCAAAGGTCCCTGGGCACGAACGGAGCCCTTTGGAAGGCCGGCGTGAGACGGGCGCGCTGATCAACCAGCCCCGATTCCATCAGCAGTACGGAGACAGCATGACCAGACCCAATGGCAAGCCGCCGATAGACCGCTCGGCCCCGGTCGCCGAGACCCCGCCGCCGGCCGCCGCCGCGCCCGCGCAGGACGCGCCCATGCCGACGGTCGAGAACGAGCCCGGCAGCGTGTTCCAGCCCGGCCCGGGCATCGCCGCCGCCGACGTGTTCGAGATCACGCTCATGTTCCTTCTGAGCATGTCGAAATCGCCGGCCCAGGTCGCGCCCGGTGCGCTCCGCGGCATCGCGCTGGATGCCACGCGCGTCAGCCAGCTTTCCGAATCCGCGCGGCGCTTCATGCAGCCGCTCGTTCCGCCCCCCGCTCAGCACTGAAGGGAACCACCATGGCCAAGAACGCAGCGAAGCCGTCGATCAATCTCGCCGGCCCGAACCTCCGCCTGCCGCAAGGGGGGCAAGTCTCCGTATTCCACAAGGGAACGGATCTCTACGAGGCCGCCCGCATCAACGGCACCGTCGAACTGGCGGCCGAGGACGGGACCAAGCTGGACGCGACGGTGCAGACCATGCAGGTCGGCGCCCTCATCGACCTGATCGGCAGCTACGGCCCGCAGAACGTCTACACCTATGGCCGCCCCTACAGCGCTCTCGGGCTGCTGCAGGCGCTTACGGATGCGTCCACGGACGACGTGGTGGACGTCACGAAGCTCTACACCGTCGTGGTCGTGACGACGCCGATGCCGGCGCCGATCATGCCGGGCGCCCCGGCCGTCTGATGCCGAACTTCCCGGCCTTTCCGACACTCGGGATGGGCGACTTCGGAGCGGTGGCTCCGGGGTCCAGCCGGGTCGCGAAACCGGCCGTGCTGACCGCAGGGTTCGGCGGCCGATACAGCCAGCGCACGGGAAACGGCATCAACCCGCTCCCGCGCGACTTCACGTTTCGCTCGCCGAAGCTGGCCGCCGACAAGATCAAGACGCTCGAAGACTTTCTTGTCGATCGGAAAGGCTATCTGCCGTTCACCTTTCGCGTTCCCTACGAAGCAACGGCCCGGCAGTTCATCTGCTCATCGTGGCAGACCGACTACACGGACCGGCTCAAGTCCGTGCTGACGGCGACGTTCGAGGAGAACTTCGACCCGTGACCTCGCCGAACGCCGCGATCCGCCGGGCGGGCCAGTCCCTCACGCCCGGCGACCTCGTCGCCCTCTACGTGATCGACCTCTCGACCATCGGCGTGAACCAGCAATTTGCTTTCACGCCCGCCGCCAAGGGCGGCTCTGGTCCGATCGCCTTCCGCGGCATCACCTACGCCCCCCTCGACGTGAAGTGCGAGGGCTTCGAGATGTCCGGCGAGGGCGAGATTCCGCACCCCACCATCTCGGTCAGCAACGTGACCCGGGTGATGAGTTCGGCGAGCGCGCTCTACGACGATCTCGTCGGCGCACGCCTCATTCGAACCCGGACATACGCGCAGTTTCTCGACGGCGGCGCGACGCCCGATGCCGAGGCCGCCTACGGGCAGGACATCTACGTCTTCGACCAGAAGACCTCGCACACCAAGCGCGCCATCACGTGGTCGCTCGCCGCCGCGATGGATCAGGAAGGCGTGATGCTGCCGAAGCGGCTGATCATCCGCGACGTCTGCCTGTGGCGATATCGACGGTGGGATTCGGACAAGGGTGCCTTCGACTACACCGGCGTGCAGTGCCCCTACGCGGGCGAGCAGGCCTACGACGCCGACGGCCAGCCGACCACGCCCGACAAGGATAAGCCGAGCCGCCACATCACGACCTGCTGCAAGGCGCGGTTCGGCTCAAAGGCACAGCTCCCCTTCGGAGGATTCCCCGGTGTCGGACGCGTTCGGGTTTGATCCCGGGCTGACTGCCCGCTGGCGCGCGGCCGTCGATGCGCACAGGGTGCACGCCGCAGCCGAGTGGCCGCGTGAGGCGGTCGGCCTGATCGATGCCGCCGGCACCTATCACGCCTGCCGCAACGTCGCCGACGATCCGGTCCGGACGTTCGAGATCGCCGATGTGGATCTCGCCGCGGTCGATGGCGGCCGTCCGGCGGCGGTGCTGCACTCGCACACCTCCGAGCCCGATCCGGAGACCGGCCGGACGCTGCCGCCGCACGACTGCCCGTCCGAGATCGACATGCGGACCCAGATCGACATGGCGGTGCCGTGGGGGATCTCGCTCTGCATCGAGACCGGGGCGAGCGACCCTTTCTGGTTCGGCGATCAGGTGCCGCGCCCGCCGCTCTACGGCCGCACGTTCCGGCATGGTGTCGACGACTGCTACGCCTTCATCCGCGATTGGCACCGCGAGGCGGCCGGCATCCGCATCCCCGACTTCCCGCGAGGCCTGGATTGGTGGGAGTGCGCCGAGGGCGAGGCGCAGCAGGATCTCTATGCGCAGGGCTTCGAGGCGGCCGGCTTCGCCCGCGTGCACCGAACTGACGGCCCGCTGCCCGGCGACGTCTTCCTCTGCTCGGTGCGCTCGCCGGTGATGAACCACGGCGGCGTCTATCTCGGCGACGGCCTGATCGGTCATCACCTGATGCACCAGCTCTCGCTCCGTCAGCCGGCGAGCATCTGGCGCCCGAAGCTCGGCTTCCTCGTACGCCACCGCGACCTTCCCGACGACTGGAGGCCCTGACCATGTGCACCATCAACGCCAACCGCGCGGACGTTCAAGCCCTGCCGGCGGAGGACCGCGCGTCGCTGCGGGCATTCGCCGAGAAGCGCCTCGTCCGGGCCGAGAGCAATCACGCGCGGGTGTTCTGGACCTCGCTCATCGAGGCTTGCATGCCGGATGACGAGTGGGAGCCGATGATCCGGGCGCGCTTCGACGCCTACGCCGAAGCCAATCGCGGAATCGGGGCGTAGCCGGGATGAGGACAGTCCACCTCTACGGCAGCATGGCCGAGCAGTTCGGTTCGTCGTTCCGCCTCGACGTGCGCTCGCTCGCCGAGGCCGCGCACGCGCTCGGCTGCCAGATCCCGGGCTTCCGCCGGGCGATCGAGGAAGGGCGATTTCGCGTCACCTGCGGCGCCTCGCGCAGCCGCGGCCTGCGCCTGGACAAGGATCTTATCGCCTTCGGCCTGCCGGCGGGCGATCTGCACATCGTGCCGGTGGTGCGCGGCGCCAAGAGCGGCGGGATCGGCAAGATCATCATCGGCACGCTGATCGCTGCTGCTGCATGGTGGAACCCGCTTGGGTGGACGACAGCCGCCACCATGTTGGGCTCGCTCGGCGCCTCGGTCGCGCTCACCGGCGCCTCGCAGCTGCTGTCGCCGAAGAAGAAGAACGAGCCGACGAAGAAATCCTTCATGTTCGACGGCGCCGACAACACCGCCGAGCAGGGCGGCGGCGTGCCGGTCATCATCGGCACCTGCATGGTCAACCCGGTCACCGTCTCGGCCGGCGTGACGACCTCTGACTCCAACGGCCTCGTCTGACCGGATCCGGATCGCTCATGACCTTCGACGACGACGGCCCTTCCTCGGGTGCCGGCGCGCTTCCGCGCGTCCACGGTGCCGGTGGTGGCGGCAGCAGCAAGGGTGGCGGCGGCTCGGCATCGAGCGCTCCCGACACGCTGTTCTCGACGGCGACCGTGCGCCTCGTCGATCTCCTCGGCGAGGGCGAAATCGTCGGCGTGCGCGGTGGCCTGAAGGGCGTCTACCTCAACGACGTGCCCGTCCAGAACGCGGACGACAGCTTCAACTTCAAGGGGCTGACGGCCGAGTTCCGCGTCGGCACGCCTGATCAGCCGTACATGGCCGGCTACCCGGACGTGCAGACGCCGAACAACGTCGGCATCAAGGTCAATCAGGCGACGCCGGTCACGGTCTCGATCTCCGACACGGACGTCGACCGCCTGCGCGTGACGATCCAGGTGCCATCGCTGTTCCTGGCGAAAAGCGATGGCTCTGTGCGAGCGAGCTCGGTCAGCTACCGCATCCTGGCGCGCTACAGCGGCGGCCAGTGGGTCAACGCGCTCGGCGATCAGACCATCACCGGCAAGACCACCTCGGGCTATTTCCGCTCGCACGAGATCGCCCTGCCGATCAATCCGAACGGTGCCTCCGCGCCTTGGCAGGTGCAGGTCGTCCGTCTGTCGCCGGACACCGACGACTTCAACAACAGCCAGGCGAAGTTCACGAACCAGTCGGATCTCGTGTTCCACTCGACGACCTCGATCGTCGACGCGCGGTTCGGCTACCCGCACTCTGCCCTCGTCGGCCTGACCGCGCAGGCGTCATCCTTCGGCTCCAGCGTGCCCGGCCGGACTTATCTGGTCGACGGCGTGCTGATGCCGATTCCGTCGAACTACGACCCGGTCGCGCGCACCTACTCCGGCGTCTGGGACGGCACCTTCAAGGAAGGCTTCAGCAACAACCCGGCCTGGGCGCTGAACCTGATCCTGCGCAACGACCGCTTCGGCCTGGGCGAGTTCATCGACGTCGCCGCGATCGACAAGTGGTCGCTCTACGAGATCGCCCGCTACTGCGACGTGCCGGTCTCCGACGGCAAGGGCGGGCAGGAGCCGCGCTACGTCTTCAACGGCGCGATCTCGACGCAGCAGGAAGCCTTCGAGCTGCTGCAGATGATCGCCCAGGTGTTCCGGGGCACCGTCTATTGGTCATCCGGTACCGTGACGGCGGCTCAGGACCGCCCAGCCGACCCGGTGCTCCTCGTGACCGAGGCGAACGCCCTTGAGGGCGAAAACGGCGAGGTGTTTTCCTACGCCAGCTCCGGCCGGCGCGCGCGGCACACCGTGGCGATCGTCGCCTGGAACGACCCCGACAACCTCTACAAGCAGGCCCTCGAGGTCGTGGAGGATCCGGAGGGCGTCGCACGCTACGGCTACAATCCGACCAAGATCGACTTGCTCGGCTGCACCTCGCGCGGACAGGCGCACCGCGCTGGCCTCTGGACGCTCTTCACCGAGCTCCACCAGACCCAGGTGCTCACGTATCGCGCCGGCCTCGATCACGCCGTCATCCGGCCGGGCGACATCGTTGCCGTTCAGGACCCGCAGATTTCGAACCTCGACCTGTCCGGTCGCCTGAAGGCTGACGCGACGGCGAGCCGTCTCGTGCTGGACCGTCCCGTGACGCTCGCGAGCGGCGCCGGCTACTCCATCTCGGTCGTCCTGCCCGATGGCACGGTGCAGGAGCGGGAGATCGCGACGGACGCGGGCGAGACGGACGTTGTGACGCTCGCCGCTCCGCTGTCGCAGGTGCCGGATCCGGCTGCGGTGTGGCTCATCACCGGCCCGGTCGAGCCGCAGCTGTTCCGGATCGTGTCGATTCGCGAGGAGGAGCCGCACATCTACGCGGTCGCGGCCCTGCAGCACGAGCCGGGCAAGTACGCGACGATCGACGACGGAGCAGCCTTCGAGCCGTCGGTGGTCAGCGAGTTTCCGACCATCGTGCTGCCGCCGACCAACCTGTCGGTGCGCGAGAGCCAGTACACCGAACTCGGCCAGCCCAAGCAGGCCATCACGCTGTCGTGGACGGCCGGTCAACCGTTCAACTCGGTCGCCTACTACGTCACGGTGATCCGTCCCTCGGGCGCGACGGTGACCACACGGACGGCGAGCCAATCCATCGACTTCATGGAGGCCGAGGTTGGCGATTGGACCTTCGTAGTCACGGCGATCGGCCTCAACGGCAAGAACTCGCTCCCGGCTCAGACCACCTACACGCTCGCGGGATGGGCGGGGCAGGCCCCGACGATGGTGGCGGGCCTATCGGTCAAGGGCGGCGGCTCGACCTTCACCGGGCGCTCTTGCACGGTCACATGGGCAAATCAGATCGCCGCGACGGTGCCGCCGTACCCGGTCCGGAACGCGGTCTACATCTTCGATGCCTCGATGCAGGCGCTCGTGCATCGAGAGGTGCTGCCGGCCGGCGTGACGGAGTGGACCTACGACTATTTCCTCAACGTCAACGAGGGCGGCCCGCGGCGTCAGTTCCGCGTCGGAGTCGCCGCCTATTCCGCTGCCGGCGACGAGGGGCCGCCCTCATACCTGACGGTGTCAAATCCTGCGCCGGAGATCATCGTGCCGACGCTCGGCTCGACCTCCGAGGTGCTGTTCGTCGATCTGCCCAAGGTCGCGGACGCGGACTTCGCAGGGTATCTCGTCTGGGTCTCCGAAACGCCCAACATCAACCCGCTGACGGCCCCGAGCTACGACGTGGCGGGCAACTCGTTCCCGTACCGTGGCGTGGCCGACAAGACGTACTACGTCCGAGCCGCCGCCTACGACGCGTTCAGCAAGAACCCGGCTGATCTGAACGTCAGCGCGGAGCTGTCCAAAAAGCTGACGATCCTTCTCTTCGACCCGAACGCGCCGGCCATCCCCGGTCAGCCGACCCTGGTCAGCAACGTCGCCGAGACGGCGCCTGACGGATCGGTCACCTCGAAGGTCACCGTGGCTTGGCCGGCCGTGGCGTCGCAGAACCTGGGCTACTACGAGACCTATCTCGCGGAGGGCAACAACCCGACGGACGCGTCCTACATTGGGCGGGGCGAGATCCGGGGCACCACGGCAGTGTTCGCGGGCCTGATGCCGGGCCGGCAGTACAGCTTCAAGGTCCGCGCGCAGAGCAAGAACGGCTTCGCGGTCTCCGAGCTGTCGCCCGTGCTTGTGTTCACGGCTGCTGCGAACACGACCGCGCCCGGCAACCCGACCGGTGCCACGGTCACGGGCGGCTTCGAGCGCGCCTTCCTGACCTGGGTCAACGGCGCCCAGAAGGACATCTCCTACGTCGAGGTCTGGGGCTTCGTCGGCAACAGCGCGGCCGTGACCCCACCGAACGGCTCAACCGTGGCACGGGTCGCCTATCCCGGCACCTTCTATCAGGAGGCGCTGTCGACCGAGGGCACGAAGACCTACTGGCTGCGCTCGGCCAACACGAGCGGCACGGTGGCCACGAGCTACGTGCGTGTCGGCGTTGCGACCTCGGCGGCCCTGGTGGCCGCGCAGATCGGCGCGGGCGTCATCGACGCCACCAAGGTCGCCAGCTCCCTCGCGGTCCCCACGGTCGTCGCCGCGCTGCCGACCACGAAGACCACGCAGTTCGTCACGCTCTCGACGGACGGCAAGCTCTATCGCTGGGACGCGGCGCAGGCGAGATACGTCCTGAACTTCACGAGCGCCGAGATCACCGGTCTGACAGCTGCGCAGATTGACAGTGTCAGCGCGGCGGCGGTCGCCGGCATCCTCCCCGATGCGGTCCAGCAACAGATCAACCTCGCCAAGCTGGCTGGGACGATCACCTCGGGCCAGATCGGCGCGGGCAGCGTCACCTTCGCGTCCATGGAAGCGGGCCTGTCGCCTATCAAGGACGTGGCGAGCCTGCCGGCCGTGTCGGGCTACACCGGCCCCAAGGTCGTGCGCCTGACCACCGACGGCAAGCTCTACCGGCTCGTGGGCTCCGCGTGGACGGCGGGGGTGTCGGGGTCCGACGTCTCGGGCACCATCCCGGTCGTCTCGGTGCCGGATCTCGACGCGGCGAAGATCACAAGCGGCCAGATTGTCGATGCTCGCATCGCCAGCGGGATCGCGGCGGCGAAGATCACGGGTGCGCTCACCGGGGCCACGCTGGCGGCAGCAAACCTGACCGGCAAGATCACTGAGACGCAGATCTCCGACAACTCGATCTCGACGCCCATGCTCAAGGCCGGGGCTGTCGTGACGGCGGCTTTGGCGGCGCAGTCGGTCACCGCCTCCAAGATGGTGCTGATCGACACCCAGAACCTCCTGCTCAACCCGAACTTCACGCAGGGGTGGGACGACTGGCTGCGCAACCTTGTGGCCAACAGCTCCTTGTCCAACGCTGCATCCGGCGACCTCCCGGCCGGGTGCCCTGCCGTGCAGGCGGCCAAACTCGTGCGGGCCGGGGCCGCTGAGCCGTACCTGCAATCGTTGGGCCTGCCGGCTGACAATTCTCCGCGCGGTACGCCCTGTTCGGCCGGGGATCAGTTCTATCTCGAAGCGTGGGTCTACCAGACTGTCGCGGGGCCTGTTGGGTTGCAGGCGGTTGGCTACACCGCTGCGCATGCCTTGACGGGTGGGGGCGCCATCAACGTCAACGTCCCCGCCAATACGTGGACCAAGGTGTCCTCGACGGTTGGTGTCTCTCCGACGGCCGTCGCCTCCTCGGCCCGCATCACGCAGAAGACCGACAACAGCAGCCTGTGGATCACGAACGTCCGGTTCCAACGGAAAAACGGCGCTGAACTCATCGTGGACGGCACGATCTCGGCCCGCAAGCTGATGATCGGCGCCACGGCGGCCAACCTGATCCCGGCCGGTGAGTTCTTGGACGGGCTCGACAGCTACAACGTGAGTGAGAGCGTCAACTTCATCATCGGCGCCACCGGAGGCCCGACCGGCGGGAAGTACCTGCGCATCAGCCGGAACGGGGTCACGACCAGCGTTCCATCCCTGAACACCTCCGTTTTGGACATGGTCCCGGTCGAGGGTGGGGCGGTCTACGAGGCGGCCTGCTACATCCGCGCCAATATCAACGGCACCACGGGCTTCCGCTACCGGCTGCTCTGGTACGATGCCAACAAGGTTGCGACGACGGCACCGGGCACGGGCGGCGCGGCCAACTCGAACGCCTACACGGACGTGTGGGCGAACACCCAGCCGTTCACCACGTCGTGGGTCCAGTTGTCCCGACAGGTCACGCCCCCGGCAGCGGCGCGGTATGCTCGGTTCCAAGTCTACCACCACACCGAAGGCGGGGCCGATTGGATCGACATAGCCAACGTCTCCCTGCGTCGGGCGATGACGGCCACGGTCATCGAGAACGGGGCGATCACCACCGACAAGCTCGGTGCCAACGCCGTGACGGCCGGCAAGGTGGACGCCAACGCCATCACGGCACGCGAGATCCTGGGCGGCACCATCACCGCCACGGAGATCGCCGGCAGCACGATCACGGCCGACAAGATCGCGGGTCGGACGATCACGGCCGGCAACCTCGTAGCCGGTACGCTGACCGCCAACGAAATCGCGACCAACGCGATCACCTCGGACAAGATCCTGGCCGGGTCGGTCATCTCCGACAAGATCGCGGCTGGGGCGATCACGGGCCGTCACCTGTCCATCGCGTCTGCCAACAGTGCCTATAACGCGGACTTCTCGCAGGGCTTCCGAGGATGGACCATTGCCTCGGCCAATCCTGGCGGCACGGGCCTCACCGGTGTTCTGGAAACTTCGCTGAACACCATGTACGCCCCGGTTGGGCTCATCGCTATCGGGGCACGTACGAGTGGCGCACCGACGGCGACGTCGGGTTACTTTGAAATCACTTCGCAAGCCCTCCTACCTGATGGCTCTGGCACCGACTACACAGTCATGGCTGGCTCGCGGGTCGAGATCAGCTTCTACACCAGCGCGCACCGCTGCACGTCACGATTGGTCTTGGGCTGGTACAACGCGGCCGGAACCTTCCTCAGCGAGAACTACGCCGGCAACGCCGTGGTCAACGCCGGCCTCTCTGCCACCAACACCCTCGCTGAGTGGAACAGCTCGGGACGGGTTACGGCTATCGTGCAGGTGCCCGCCAACGCCGCGAAAATGCGGGTTCGCGTTCGGGCGCAGGACTTCATCACCGGTACGGGCATCGCGGCCTACATCTTCATCGCGGGCCTGATGATCGCACCCGCGACCAGCGCCACGCAGACGGCGGCCTCGCCCTACGTGCCTCCGAGCGTCACGACCATCGACGGCGGCAATATCATTGCTCGCACAATCACGGCCGCCGACATCGCGACCGGCACCCTGACCGCGAATGAGATCGCGGGCTCGACCATCACGGGCGCCAAGATCGCGGGCCGCACCATCGCCGCCGGCAACCTCGTGTCGGGGACCATCACCGCGAACGAGATCGCGACCCGCACCATCACGGCCGACCGCATCGTCTCGCGCAGCCTGACCGCCAACGAGATCGTGTCGGGCACCATCACCGCCAACGAGATCGCCGGTAACACGATCACGGCAGCGAAGATCCAGGGCGGCGCCATCGGTGCGGACCAGCTTGCGGCCGGCGCCGTCGTGACGTCGAAGCTGGCGATCACCGGCGCGAATACGGCGTTCAACCCCGACCTCTCGCAGGGGACGCGCGGTTGGGTCCGTTGGGACGGTTGGGGCACGACGGACGTGGCGGCCTTGAGCGTGCCGTCCCTCAGCACGGACTGGTGCCCGTCGGGGTTCACGGCGGTCTATATCAGCTACACCAAGGCCGCCTCGGCAGCGTCGGGACACGCCTTCGGCATCCGCGCGACCAAGATCAACGCGGCCGGAACGGTGACGAACTACCCTGTCACCGAAAACATCACCTACGAGATCTCCGCGTTCCTGTCGCTGCACCGCTGCACCGGCCGGCTCTACATCGACTGGCGCGGAGCCAACGGCAGCTACACCGGCAACACACAGTCCACCTTGGCCGGTGGCGGTGGCGTGGGTGGCGATCAGCGCACCTACCCGCGCGTCAAGCAGATTGTGAAGGCACCGGCCGGGTCCACCGGGGCCGACATCTTCTTCATGGCCGAGAACATCAGCGGTGACAGCCCGTACATCTTTGTGTCCGGATTCATGTTCGCCGCCTGCCCCGCAGGACAGACGGAGACGAGCCCCTACAGCCCGCCGAGCAACACCTTCATTGACGGCGGCAACATCTTCACGAACTCGCTTAACGCTAACCGGATCGTCGCCAACTCGATCACCACGACGCAGATCGAGACGGGCGGTATCCACGCCGACCGTATCCAGGCAAACACGATCACGACCAATCAGATCGCGTCAGGTCAGGTGAACGCCGACCGGCTTGTGTCGGGTTCAATCACCTCGACGCAGATTGCCGCCAACACGATCTCGGCCGCCAAACTCCTGATCGGTATGCGACCGATGACGCTGGCTGGCTGTAACTTCGAGATGCAGGTGGATGCCAACGGCAACAAGACCGGCTGGTTGACGTGGACCGCCGGCTACCTCGCGGTTCTGGGTGACGGCAACGAGTTTGCCGGGTTCAGCATCGCGGCCGGATCGATCCAAACCAACTTCCAGGAGACCCACGTATGGTGGAGCCGTGGCGCAACGTGGTTTGACGCGCGTGTGGGCGGCTCGGACGTCCTCAACTCCGAGCGTATCCCGATGGCCTACTGGACGTCCGCGTCCGGTCTGGCTGTGCTCCGGGGCGGCACCAGCATCGACGGCGACAAGATCACGACCCGCTCGATCAAGGCCGCCAAGATCGGCGTCGGCGAGATCCAGACCGTCCACATGACGGCCAACTCGATCAGCGGCGACCGCATCCAGGCCGGCACGCTCGCGGCCGACCGGATCACGACCGGCACGCTGACCGTCAACGCAGAACTGTTCATGGGGCCGAACCAGCAAACCCGGCTCTGGTCGGACGGCAACGGCGGTGGCCTACGCTGGCTGGATTGGAACAAGCAGAACTGGCGCGGTGCTATCGGCTACCTCGGCCCGTGGACAGGTGACGCCAACGACTACGGTATGCTCGTCTGGGGTACTGACGGCGCCGTGAAGTTCCGCGTCTCGAATGCGCAGAACTACATCAGCGGTCTGATGATCGGTGACGCCGAGATCACTAACGCCAAGATCGGCAACCTCCAGATCGGTAACGAGAAGGTCCAAAGCAATGCAATCACGCAAGGCGTTGGCTCTCAGACGGGCGCAGGTGTGAAGGCCACCGACGTGTGGATCAACATCCGCAACCCCAACACGAAGGTCGGGATCTGGGTAAACCGCACCGGTACGCCCTCTGTTCAGGACGGTTACTTCTCGCCGACGGGTGTGTTGCGTACCTATGCTGCATCTCCGGGCGGCGGGTGGTACGCGATCCGCGAGATCCCGAACAACTTCATGTACGAGTACAGTCCCGGCGCGGGCGGCAGCTTCCTTCGACACATGCCGGGGTCTGACATGATTTACTTCAACGCCGAGTTCCCCGGCTGGAACGGCTGGCGAGTAGAAGACACCAGCTCGTCCGGCTCCGGTGCCGTGTCCATCATCGTGATCGAGTTCTCGAAGTAGGAGTCCCGCGTGACCGCGTTGCCCCCGCCTCCGATGGTCGCCCCCGTGCTGGGCATGGATCCGGCTCCTCCGCCGCCACCTCCGCCGCTGCTCCCCGGCGCGCTGGACTACGTCGCCTACACCGACAGCGGTGTCATCGATCGCTTCGGCGCGATGCCTGAAGAGAGCTTCCGGCACTGCCAGGGGACGCTGGGACACAACATCATCCTGGGACAGGGCAGGCCCGAGACCCACTACGTCGAGTTCGTCGGCGAGGCGCGCGCACCGGTCCTGCGCGTCCGGCCACAGTTGGAGCATAGCTTCGACAAGACCGCGATCGCCGTGCGCGGGGCGGCGACGATGGTCGAGCTGCCGTCGGCCTCCGTGACCTTCGACGGCCCGGTCAAGGGCCGGCACACGCACGAGGGCGGCGACCTCGTGGTCGGCTGGACCGTACCCGGCACCTACACCGTGTTGATCGAGGCGTTCCCAGCCCTGCCGGCGACGTTCGAGATCAAGGTGGGAGCCGCGGCATGATCCTGTTCGGCCCCGACCTAGGCGAACTGCGCGAGCGCGCGAAGGCTGCCGCGATGCGCCACTACGTCGGGCTCGGTGATGCGGATGGGGTGCCGGCGACGTTGCGGGCCATGTACGTGCGCAAGGCCGAGCAGGCGCAGCTGGTCCTCGACGGCGGCTCCTCGCGACTGATCGAAGGCGAGGCCGAGCTGCGAGGCATCACCCCGCAGCAGATGGCTCAGGTCGTGATCGGCATGGCGGCGGCCGGCGGGGACGAGCTGGAACTGAAGCGGATGGAAACGAACATCGCGATCGAGGCCGCTGCGACGGAAACTGACATCGTCGAGGCCCTGCGGACCCACGGCATCACGATGCAGATCGACCTTTCCGCGATCAGCGCCTCCAACGCGTAGCCCCTCACCGCCTGCACGCAACTGGTCCTTGCTCGCTAAACACAGCCGGGAGCACGACACCCTAGCTCGACATAAAAGAACACTATGGCAGTTGCCAATTTCGAGCTGCCGTTCTCGAGACAGCAGACCGGCCCGTCACGTTGGCGAGGGATTGGCCCGCCTGTTTTCGCTTGCGCTGATGCGGCTGAAACCTCTGCCGATAATCAGCCGAAGCTTCAGCCCGATCTCTTCATCCAAGCAGGCCCATTCAATCGCAGCGGCGTGAATGTTTCTTGGAAATCGACGAGGGTAATCAGATCTCCATTTGGCAGACGAATTCTTACATCTGTCATCCCCAACGTCGTAACGCGTTCAGCTTGGCGATAGGCGCCCTGTGCGGTCGCTTGCGCCAGCGATACCGTGCCCAGCGGGCTCGTCCATTGAACCGCGAAGGTCATTGTCCCTCCGGCTGATGTCGTCGGGCGAGTTCGAACCCTTCGAGTTCAAACGGTCAGAGCCCCGGGATTAATCCGTCAGATCGAGTCTGCCGGCCAACGTACACGCAGGAGACCACTACCTTGACCGGCGCTGAGATCCAGCGCGCTCTGCTGGTACGCGGGCATGACCATGGAGCTGCGGGAGCGGATAGCGATGCTAGGCCGAACGCGCTGCCAACGACGAACGCTGAGACGCATTCGGGAGTGAGCGAGGGGTAGTGCAGAGGCTTAACTGTGAGGGTCGAAGTGTCGACCGCTGGCCAGACATCGTCAGCGCAGCGGCCTTCCACGCTGGTCAGACAGGATCGACGCAGCGGTTACGCCTCATGCCCTGCCTTCGCTCTTTGCTCAATCGCTTTTCGGTGCCGCTGACAAATTCGTGATCCCGAGCCGGCCGGGTTCGCCGCGCATCCTCACAGGAGCATCCCCGATGTCCGATACCCGCATTTCTGCGGCCGATCTTCTGCGCCTTGCCGCCATCGCCTCCGTCTCGCCGGAGGGCGCCGCCGACGAGGTCGTCGCGATCCTGCAGCGCACCGAGCCCGCCGAGGCCGCGCCAGCCGATCTCGCTCCGATGCCGGAGCCGGACGCGCCGTCCGAGCCGGCGGCCGACACCGCCGATTCCGACAAGCTTGCCAAGCCGGAGTGACCCGCAATGACCGTCCCCGCACCCGCCAAGCGGCTCCTCGACTTCATCGGGTCGAAGGAGGCCCCCCGCGGCTACGACACCGTGTTCGGCAACCGCATGGATCGCATGCCGAAGCCACTGACCACCATGACGGTCGATGAGGTGATCGCGCAGGGCAAGTGGCGCACCGACACCTTCGGCTCGAGCGCCGCCGGCCGCTACCAGTTCATGCGCAACACCCTGGCGAGCCTGAAGCAGACCGAGCGGCTGACCGGCCGCGAGGTGATGACGCCTGCCCTGCAGGACCGGCTCGGCTACGCCCTGCTGCTCCGACGCGGCTACGCCAAGTTCATGGCCGGGCAACTCTCCGTCGCCGGCTTCGGCCTCGCGCTCGCGCAGGAATGGGCGTCGTTCCCGGTCCTGGCAGCGACGAAGGGCGCGCACCGGCAGGTCCAGCGCGGGCAAACCTACTATCTCGGCGACGGCCTCAACAAGGTGCTGGCGACCGCGGGTGAGGTCGAGGCCGTGCTGAACGAGATCCGGGCGCTGCCGGCGGTCACCGTAGCTGATGCGCCGGTGGTAGCTGCTCCCGCGCCGCCCCTGCCGCAGGTGCAGGATCTCGTCATCCCGGACGAGTCGCGCCTGTCGAAGTGGCTGCGCTGGCTCGGTAAGAAGCCGTCGGTTGCGGCGGCGCCCGCTTCCCGGCCCGGCCTGAAGCCGTCCGGCAGTCCGCAGCTTTGGGACGTGCAGAAGGCGCTCCGCGACCGCGCCTACTACACGAAGGGCTTCCTCGACGGCCTGGACGGGCCGCTGACGCAGGAGGCCGTCGCCCAAGCCCGCAAGGACAACGGCCTCGGCGACGGCGGGATCGACGGCGACTTCATGGCGGCGCTGCCGGCCATGCCGCACCGGCCGGTGGCCGCGGAGCGGGCGAAGGTCTCGCTCGGCAAGGCGGCGCAGCACGCACCCGAGCTGTTCGGCCCGGCGAAGTGGCTTGGCACCTTTGGGGCCGGGCTCCTCGGCCTGGGCGGCGCGGACGGAGCCGGTCTGCTCGACAACGTGCAGGGCACGTTCGTGCGCATCAACGACACCGCCGACAAGGTGCAGACCGGCCTCGGCTACGTGACGTCGATCGTCGCCTTCCTCGTCGAGCACAAGACGCTCGTGCTCATCGGCCTCGGCGCGTTCCTGATCATCAAGGCGGCCGGCTACGTGCTCGATGCCTGGATCAAGGTGCGGACGGCGTTCTTCTGAGCATGACCGGCGTCGAGATCGCAGGCATCCTCAAGGACTACGGCCCTTGGGGAGCCGTCGCCCTGCTCACGTTGGCTCTCATGGCCGTCGTGAAGTGGTGGCGCGAATGCATGTCTGCCCGGATCGAGGACGCCGGCCGGGCGGCGACAGCGCTGGAGCGGGCCGCCTCGGCGAATGCCGCCGCCGCCGCGGCGCTCGACGACGTGCGTGAAGGGCAGATGGAACTCGCGCGCCTGGTCGCGGAGGCGACGAAGCGCGGCGAGGGCAGCGACGAGCTGACTAAGGAACTGCTGCGAGACATCAAGCGCGGATTCGACGAGCGAGGCGGCCGCCATGGGTAGTTGGCTGCGCAACGGCCTATGCCGCCTGATCTGCCCGCATTGCGACCAAGGCGAACGCGAGCGCTTGGATCGAGCCGAGCACCTGCACGAGCTGTCCGTCCGTGCCGTCCACACCGCTCAGCGGAAACAGGCTCGACGTCTCAGCGACGTGCGCGTGGTCGTCGAAGCTACCGTTCAGCAGATGAAAGAGCGAGCCCAGAGGGCCGAGGAGCAGTCGCGGTGATCTACAATCAGGGTCCGGACGGCATTCGGCAGGTTCTCTACCTCACGGGGCTCGCGCTTCTCGTGGGCTACCAGAGCATCAATGTCTTCGTGCCGAACGCCGACATGATCGTGGCGACGCGCATCCTCGCTGCTGGGTTCTATAGCGCCGTCGTCTTTGCCTATGCCGGGGACGCGTGGGCTGCCGTCGTCGAGCCGAGGCCACAGAAAAGCGACTTCCTCATCGCGGGCATCTGGCTCTCGTTTCTGTCGCACCTTCTCCAGACCGTCTACGCGATCATCTACCGGCTGGCGGACGCCCCGACGTGGCTGCTGAACGCCGAGGTGGTGCCTTTCATCGTCGGCGCTTCAATCATCGCCGCCATGCTCCACATCGTGGCGACCGGCGCGATCGAGGGCGAGGTGCCGCGGCGCAGCCGCGTGACGCTGGGTGTCGCGGTTGGCGCTGCCGTGATCCTCGTCGGCGCGGTCCTGGCGACCCGGCCGGACATCGCGCCCGCAATCGAGCGCACCCGTCCCTGGATCGGGGATTGGTGGCGGACCGGGGCGGTCCCGTTTGGAGGGGCGTCGCCGAGCTGA